ATATTTGAAGATACTAGCCTCGAAATGGTCATTACTAATTTCGAAGCTGTTAACTTCTTATGTAAACATCCACTATTACTTAAGCGATTTGATACCATCGTCATTGACGAATTTACTGCCTTTAAAAATAGGGAGGCCAAGCGGTCAAAAAATATCAAGTTTATTATTAATCATTTTTCTAATAGAATTGCTATGTCTGGTACTCCTAATAGTAATTCTATTCTAGACCTTTGGCACCCTGTATATTTAATTGATGATGGCAAACATCTAGGCGAACGCTATTGGGCATTTCGTTCTCAAGCATGCACACCAAGATTTAATGGTTTTGCTAATGAATGGGTAGATAAACCAGGCATTGAAGAAGTCATTGCAAAAAGATTATCAAACATAACAATACGTCATAATTTAACTGATTGCATAGACTTACCAGATAATATTGTAAGAACAGTACATACAAACTTACCGCCCGCAATACGTAAAATGTATGATACTCTTGCTGATGAATCTGTATTACATACAACTCAAGGGTCCTTAAATGCTGTAAATGCAGCAGCACGTGTTAAAAAATTATTACAACTTGTATCAGGAGCAGTATATAACGAAGATGGTTCTATCTTACGTATCCATCCCGATAGATACAATCTTGTGATGACTTTAGTTGCACAACGTAAACATTCAATTGTAGCGTTTAACTGGAAGCATGAACGTGATTCATTAGTAGAAATTGCAAATCGTGAAAAGATAACTTATGAAGTAATTGATGGCAGTGTTCCTGCTCATAAAAGAAAAGATATTGTACAAAGATTTCAAGCTGGACAATTGCAAGTATTGTTCTGTCACCCACAATCTACTTCTCATGGACTTACTCTTACTAAAGCTACTACAGCTATATGGTGTTCTCCTACTTATAGTGCAGAACAGTTTCAACAGTTTAATCGTCGTATACACAGAGCAGGTCAAAAACAAAAAACAGAAACTATTTTAATAGCTGCAAAAAATACTTGGGAAAAACATGTGTATAAAAAATTAAATGGTAAACTAGGAAAGATGGAGAATCTTCTCCATATATTAACTGAGTTAAAAAATGGAACAACTAAATAAACAAGCAATATTACTTTTAACTGAAGAAATGAAAGAAGCAATAGAAGACCTTACAAAAAGAAACCCTGAAGCTATTGCAACAGCATTATTATTTGCTATGAGTGAAGTATTAACTAGAAGAGATTATGAACATAAACATTTATCTCAAGAAGATATACTTGATGTAATGAAGAAAGCAAATACCGAAGCACTTATGTTAGTAGATAGTGTAATTTTATCAAAACCAAACGATAAGGAGGTAATACATTGATAATGAAAAATATGAACGATTTATTAGATAAATTATATGAAGTTCGTACAGAACTAAAAGAACTTACTCTAAAAGAATCAGAACTTAAAAAAGTAAAAAATGAATTAGAGGCAATGATTATTGCTAATTTGGAAAAACAAGGTGTTGACCAGATAGGCAATGACAAAGCTACTGTTTCTATTAAAAAAGAAATAGTACCAACTGTAAATAATTGGGACGAGTTCCAAGCATATATTGTGCAAACTGGTAGGTTTGAACTTATGCAAAAGAGAGCGTCCGCAACTTCTTACAGGGAACTTCAACAAATGGGAGAAAATGTCCCAGGAGTTGAACCGACTGAATTAACTAAGGTTAATTTTAGGTCAAAGTAAACATTGAATAACGGAGGAAATAACCATGAACGATGTTGCATTAGTCTCGCAGAACTTACCTGCGCACGCGAAAAAAGGAGGAGGACTCGGTAATGAAGACGTTACTGCAGACCACCTTCAAACGCCACGCGTTAAACAGTTACAACAACTGTCTAACGAAATTGATGAAAACCATAGTGAACATATAGAGGGCGCCAAACCAGGTGACTTTATAAACACTATAACCAGAGAAAACTACGGTAGAGAAATGTATGTAATTAACATTAAATTTACTGAAGAATTCGTTATCTGGAGAAAAAGAGAAAAAGGTGGAGGCTTAATTGGTAGTTTTAAATCCAATGCTGATGCTTTAGACTTTTTAGCTAATCAAAATTTAACAGCTGAAGACCATGACATTATACAAACCCAGAGTCATCTTCTTGTAAAAAAAGATGAAAAGACGGGTGCTCTTGACCCTCAGCCTTTTATTTTTGATTGTTCTTCATCAAAGTTAAGAGTTTCTAGAGAATGGAATACTCAACTTAAATTAGCAGGAGGCGATAGGTTTTCTTCATTATGGAAAATGACTTCTGCACAAACTCAAAACAGAGCTTCTCAAAAGTTTTATAATATAGCTGTTGAGAATCAGGGTTGGGTTATTGATACTGACTACGAAGTAGCTAAAGCTATTTATAAATCAGTTTCATAATTTTATACATACAACCTGGCGGTTCAAGCTAGGTTGTATGTTTTTTTACACACATAATGAAAATAGATAAGAAAGCAATGTTAGAGTCTGTTACAGACACTTCGCTGGGGTTTTGTATAAACTTCCCTCTAGCTTGGTTAGTTCTTTATATTATGTTATTCTTTACAAAAGACCCTCTACTAATATCTGTAGTGCAAGCAAGCACATTAACAATAACAGCAATAGTAAGAAGGTATGTAACTAGAATATACTTTAAAGGACTAACGTATAAAGATGAAAGAGAAAGACTTCATCAACAAAGTGCACAAAGCACTCCCAAAAGAAATATACAGATGGAAGATAAATGACTCTTATCATGGAGGAGTTCCTGATACATTTTACAGCGGTCCCAATGGCTTTTGTTTTGTAGAATACAAATACAGAGAGAAGCTGCCTAAAAAAAGTAACACCCATATAAAAATTACAACAACCGAACAACAACGTATTTGGCTACGTAGGGCACAAAGCCATAACTTAAATGCGTACATAGTTTTTGCATCTGGCGATTCTGTGTATGTAATTACAAACCCT